GTTAAAGATATCGGAGTTGATATCCGTTACAGAACCACGTGGTCCAAAACATTGCATCAATTGTGGAATCTTAATTACACTTGAACGCATCATGATGGAAATGTTATTGAACTTGTGTCTTTCTGAAGTCATTACCTTTTGTTTACGCTTATAAATACTGGCAATGTAATGTGGGTCTTTTACCGTATTAGCGTTAACTGGATAATCCTTCTTAATCTTAATAATTTCAGGGTCAAATTCAATATCTAAGATGTCTTCAATATTCATCGACATATGGTATTTTGCACGATGGATTTGTACATCATTAAAGATATCATTAAATGCCCTCATGTATTCTTCCCATACTTCAGACTGTAATGTCCATGCTTTCTCATTGGTATCCATTGGATAGATATCAAATACACTGTTTACAATCTTAGAAAGAAATAAACGAAACGACGTTGGTGTAAAAGAGAGTTCGTCTTTCATGTAAGATGAAATAAAATTCTCTTTAGTGATTGGGACATTGGGAAACTTTTTAATGATTTCCCATCCGTATCGTGAGATTGCAACTTGTGTCCCTGTTGTATCGATTACTTCGCCATCGTCAAACTGTAGTTTAAACTTACCGACAAAGTTCTCTAATACATCGACAGGACTTGCATCTAGTATTTTCCTTGCAGCTAATTGCATGTTGTTTTCCTTTATAAAATAACAGGTCTAACATATTAATAATATATATCAGACCTATTATTCATTTTTAGTCGTTATCGTTGCTTTCAGTTTCAACTGAATCGGAATCATCAGAATCATTTGATTCATCTGAATTTCCATCCAAGTCTACTTCTTTATCATCGTCATCGTCATTTGATTGTTGATTACTATTACCACTACTACCTTTTTGTTTAGGTTGTTCATCATCACTCTCATCAATTTCCATACAGATTGCACCTGTAATCGGATCGATTTTAGACAATACTTGTTGACTTGGGTCAAATGGAGCATACACCATCTTCGTACCATTTGTTTGAATAAAATGTCGAAGAATTTGCAGTGGTCTGTTTGCACCAATATTAATCTCATTAGGATTAATGACATCGTCGATATCTGTTGGTCTGTCTGTTGTATAAATCGTTGTTAAGATTTTATCAACAGTTTCTGGATTATTAGAACGGTCATGTAGGACTGCTGCTAAACCAGAAGGACCACTACCTACTAACAAACGACCTTCAGACTCACCTGGGAATTTAGTAGCCTGTTTACGGATTTGTTGTGTAGTTTTATCTTTAGATGTCAATGGAACAATAATACCATTTGGTTGTGTTGCTGCTGTAGATACTGCTGCAGCATCATCACCAATCTTCTCAAGACAAATATAGTATTGTGGACCAATACGTTGTGGTGTAGCTGTATCTTCAAAACACTGTTTGTAAGGATTCCAGAATCTTAAGCAGTTTGGGTCTGATAAGAAACCTTCTTCTTTTAATGCTTTAAATACATGCAACATACGGCGATTATTACCATGAGGCATCCAGATGATTGGCGTCTCGTGAATCATGTGGTATAAATCTACTGTCTTCTCTTGGAATGACATTGATTTATAGAAATCGTAATGTTTGTTTGAACAGATTTCGTAGAATCTTTCCAGACGTGCAAAGATAGGTTCAAGCACATCACGTGGAAGACGAATCACTTTATCACGTAGATTAGGCGTAGACTCATTTAGGTTAACTGTATTACACACCCATTGTTTCAATTCCAGCATGGCTGCTTTTAAGCTAACTTCGTAAGTCTGACCTTGGTTCATCCGGTTAAATGTAGAGTTTACACCAATACAAATATCTGCACGAATACCTGTGATAGGGTCAAATGGCATTTGAGATGGTTCTACTGTAACCACATCTGCAATCACACCTTTGTTACCATGTAAGCCTGTGATTTTAAAACCTGGTCCTACTTCTTTCGTGTATTCTGTTGTTACGATAATAGTGATATCATCTAACTTACGATTGAAGTTTGAAACCTTTTGAATAGGTACATTACGTGTACGTTCATCATTGGTTTGTTCATTGGTAATTGCCATACAGTGTTTAATCAATTGGTCAAAGTCATCTGTAAACTCTGCATTACCATTGGTCTTAGCCATGATTTTACGATATTCGCTAACAATGCGTTCGCAGAAATCACGATAAGCATTTGCATACTTATCCAATTGTTCCATGACTTTAGGTGCTACAGCTGTATTGGTCTTAGGTTGTTTGTATACAATGATATCGATTACACGAGCCTCTTGACCATTACCATCCAATGGTACATCTGTTACTGAATCAAAAATCCGTGTAGATTTCTTTGTAAACATGATGGGTAATAGGTCTGGACGATATTCTCGTTTTGCCATGACAATACCTGAATATGCTTGACCTGTAGGGATACAGTATTCACCAATATCTGGCATGACTTTATAGTTGTCATCATCACCATAAAGATTCAATGGGAATTCTTTTTCACCTAATTCAAATACACGTGTGGTAAATGTTTTGGTTTTAAGTAATGGTGCAACATCTTTTGCAATCAGAATTGAGTCTTCAATCGTACCTTCTAAGGAAGAATATAAAGTATTTAAATCAATACCTGGTGAATACAAACCATGTTTATCTTTTGCAGGTGTATCGTATAATACTGTTCCTTTTGGAATACTGTTACCGACACGAATCTGTTGTGCTTCTTCTGTTGGTTTATATTCAAAACCAAACTTAGGATGTGATGAACTAAAACGTGTGATATCGATAATACCAAATAACGGACGAGAACCTTCATCGAATGTTTGATAGATAACGACTTGTTGTGGGTTCAATTGAATGCCGTTATGTTGGGACGGAATATAACGGTTTACAATCGAAAATACTACCATGTTATGGGGTGTGGTAATGGAATTAGAGAATCTACCATACTCTATATCCGCACCAGTTTGAATCATATTCGGCTTACACCCACTAATCACATAGTGTTGTGAAATGGCGTTTGCCTGCATTTGACCACGTGATGAAGACGTGTATTCGCTAAACGGATTAAAGGCTGTCGCGCCAATTAACCGTATATCGTTTTCATTATAGACTGTTTCAATTTGTTCAGTCATTTTGGTTTCCTTTTATAAGTGCTTCACTATACTAAAAGATAGAATAATACTATTCTATTTCTTCCAATTTAATAATATATACCTGAAAGGTTTTACAAATGGCATCATCATTACTTGATTCTACATTCGATGATGGCGATTACGTATCTGAAAGTTTTAAAACAGTATTAGAGGATCATTTATCCATCTTAAGTGATCCTAAAAATATTGAGGAATTTAAAACAATCTCTCCTATTGACGCAAATCGCTTTGAATACGATTTCTACGGCTTGTTAAGAAACTTAGCTGTACCAGTACAACATCACTGGATTACAATGAGAATTAATGGTTATTCATCTCCTAGTGAATATAAAAAAGATAAGCTAACAATTAAAATTCCTCGTTCTGAATTAATTAATAGTTTACTTTCTTACCATAATCAAATTGTAAAACGGACAGCTAGTTAAATAGAACTACTCCTAGATAATATCATGTTAAAAAAATATATAGTAATCTAGATACACTACCACATGGTAGTGTATCTAGTTATTACTATTTATCGTTTACTTATCGTTTACGAGTACCAAACAATGAAGCAGAACCATTACGGTTAAAATAGTTATTGTTGTTATAATTGGTAGTAGCACCATTATAACCACGATTAACATTATAACCATAACCATTATTGTTGTTTACATTCACTGTGTGTGATTGTCCAGGAACATATCCGTTAACTGCTGCTGGTGCAACGAATTGTCGGTAATGGTTATTAATCTGATTCTGACGATGCGCTTGGAAACCACTGTATTGACCATTATTTGGTTGATACTGTTGTACTGGTTCTGGGCGACGTAAGAATTGATTACCTACTGGTTGTGCTTGTTGAGCTGGCTGATATTGTTGTACATATTGTACAGGTTCTTGACGTTGGATGAACTGGTTACCTGCTTGATGAGGTTGAGCCACTGGCTGTGTTGATTGAACTGGTTGAGTTTGTACAGGTTGTGTTACAACAGGTTGTGCTACAGGTGCTGCTGGAGGTACACTAGCAGGGTGACCACTTACCTGTTCTGTAACTGCACCGTATTTACTACGAGAAGGAGCTTCTTGTTTCACTTCTTCTTTAGTTACAGCTGCTACACCTTCATTACCATCTTGCAAAGGAATCAACAAATATTCTTTACGCCAATCACGTACTGTAAAGTTACCTGTTTCTGTTTCTTTTACCAACTCTTCCAACCAATCGATATCGATGTGAGTAACTTCATGACACTCTTTCGATACTTCTTTGGCATGAACCATACCTTTACCAGTATAGAACATATCAGAAATGGCATTCAGTCGTTTAGGCAATGTCAACAATGAACGAACAAATGCTTCGCAATATGGCGCATCAGTAGCATCTGATGAACTATAGAACTCGTGGTTCTTTTCATCGATATTACCAAAGAATGCACGGCACAAGTTTTCATATGTTTTCAAATCACCTTTACGAACAGACACACCTAAAATCTTAGGAGTAGCTTGGGTGCCTTTGTTCACTTGTTCAATACAAGTCATTACTTCTTCCAGTAATGGTGATGACCAAATAGCTGCACGTGAATGTGTTTTACCACCCCAGTT